ATCATCATTCCCCCTCATAAGTTGGTAGTTGTAGCATAAACTTTATGCCGAATAAAATCATAATACTTAAACCTATCCAAGTATGAATATGTAAAGCTATGATCAATCCTAAGAACATTATTGCAAAGCATAATGCGAAGTATATTGCTTGTATCATTTTATTTACCCCTTGTTTGTTTTTATATTTATCTTAACCATTTTGGTTTATTATGCAACTTTTTTAATTTCATCAAGTTTATTGATGTTTTCAGCTATATCTTTAAACCATTCCTGATCTTCCTTATTCATGTTTTTATATTCATCAAGTAAGTCTTCAAAAGACCCTTCATGACCTTCGTAAGGTGAAGTATAAAAAGAATATAATTCCTTATTATCTCCACACATAGCAACTTGACAGTCTGAATTAGTTAAAAACACATAACCGCTATTCATGTTAAAAGCTAACTTCACTCCGTCATTATCAAAGTCTTTTGGTAAGCCGTTTAACTTCCATGCTTCAAATATATCTTTTGCTTCATCTTGTTCTCTATATCCAAAGTCTTCAAGTTTTTCCGTATATCCGTTCATTTTTTCCCCTTTGTTTGTTGTTTATTATTATTATACTTTTTATTGTGTCGTAATTTAGGCATTTACTATTTTAAGTTTTTGTTTTAATCTTTGGTTAATTGGTATTCCACCAACTACCATTTTGTTATCCTTATAATTATAAATATCGAAATATTCATATTTAGTTCTTTTGTCATTAGTTCTAAGAATTAAATCATAATTCATTAAAATGTCATTTACTTCGTCATTCTCATTTTTAAGTATAATTTGACAGTGTTTATCTTGTAAAGTACCCATTTTTATTTCCTTTAGTTATGCGTTAACTTGTCAACCAAATCTATACAATTTTGAAAATTGCTATATTCAATTAATAAGTTTTTGCTGTTGTCAGATACACCATATTTAAAAACATAATTATTATTTTCTTTTATATAATATGTTTCAATGTAGTGTTGTCCGTATATAATTGATTTATTACCTAGCTTTTTAGGGTCTAATTCAAACCATATTTTATTGTTTAACTTTGGCATTGTTTCCTTTGTTGTTTTTTTGTTCATAACCGAATTGGTACAATATTATTAATTGTAGTCAAGCAAATAATAAGTTCAAAATGGGTCAAGATATTAGTGTGATATAAATGCAACTGTGATAAATATACAACAATATGAGATACGTTTATAATATTAAAGATGAGCAAGGCAAAGAAGAAGAATACAAAGCTATGTCATATAAAAAGTTATTAAAAAAGCTATCAATTAAATATAAGAATAAATTAGTTCAAATAAAGTACACTAATAAAAAGAATAATGAATTGATTAAGTTAGTTAAGATTAAGGAAGTAGATTAGAATTATTATAAGTTAATAGGTTGAATAGATCCTATTCTAATACATCAACAACATTGTTTTCAATGCGTATATGATCGGTCAGTAGTATTGACCTATATATTAAAGCAATAACCAACATGGTGTGGCGATAAATCAGCGTTATCAGAAATTCCTATTGATAATCGAGAATTATAGTTAGTAATATATTTAGGCAACCCTCCATTTTTGTAAAGCTATACCCCCCTATACCCCCATAATGCGCCACGCATTATATATATATATATACATCGGAATTGAGGACACCCTTAGACAGACACACAGATTAACCCACACCCTAATATAGAAACCTTTATAGTATAATTTTTTTTACAATTACTATATGTAGTATTATATGTGGGATTACATACAAGATGATTTAACTTCAGTCGTATTCGTTAGCAAGAAAGACAAAAGCCTAACTATTAAGATATATGGTTTTGATGATAATGAAACCGCAGAAACCTTTGCACACTATACAATGAGCATCCTTAACTTTGATTACAATACAACTGGCTATAGTATGCCTAGCAAGATGATACACTAGATATGGCTTCAAAACTAAAACCTAAAGATAATAAATTTCATAAAGGTAATGGAGGTGATGGTAAACATTATTGGCTTACTCCAGATGATCTAATGAAACAATTAAACGATGAGTTTAAGTTTGACTTCGATCCTTGTCCATATCCTAAACCAGATGATTTTGATGGTCTAACAAATGAATGGGGAAAATCTAATTATGTTAATCCACCCTTCGGCTCTATTATACATGAAGGAAAAAAGAAAGGTCCTACAGCATGGGTTAGGAAATCTATAGCTGAACATGAAAAAGGTAAAGATGTTGTATTTGTTTACCCTATAGATAAATGGGTGTTAATGATGATTAAAGCTGGAGCAGAAATAAGAAACCTTGGAGATGTTAAATGGTTAGCAACAGAAGATAAATCAAAAGGCAAAGGAACAGGTAGACATATTGCTTGTTTTGTTTTGAAGAAATAATATGGATATTAAAATTCCCTACACACCTAGAAAACACCAAGCCTTTTTGCACAACCAAATTTCTAAAAACAGATGGTCTGTATTGGTTTGTCATAGAAGGTTCGGCAAAACAGTATGTATGATCAATCACTTAATTAAGTCAGCACTATTGTCCAAACAGAAAAACCCTAGGTTCGCATATATCTCGCCAACCTTTAAACAAAGTAAATCTATTGCTTGGGATTATATGAAGCAGTTTACAGCGAAGATACCTTACACCAAGTTTAATGAAACAGAGCTAAGGGTAGACCTCCCGAATGGTGCAAGGATAACCTTGCTGGGATCAGAAAACTCTGATGGGTTACGGGGTATCTACCTAGATGGATGTGTAATAGATGAGTATGCCAATGTCCATAGCAAGTTGTTTCCAGAGATTATAAGACCAGCACTATCTGATAGAAAAGGTTACTGTGTCTTTATAGGTACACCACAAGGTATGAACAATAACTTCTATGAACTATACCAACACGCACAAGGTGCGGATGATTGGTTTAACTATAAAGCTAAAGCTAGTGAAACTAAAATTGTAGATGAAGATGAGTTGGTCAAGGCAAAAGAAGTAATGGGTGAGAAGAAATACCTACAAGAGTTTGAATGTGATTGGATTGCTAACATAGAAGGTGCAATCTACAATGATACGTTAGTTAAACTAGAAGATGGTAAACAATTAACTAGAGTACCATACGACCCCAGCCTACCAGTATCTACCGCATGGGATTTAGGAGTGGCGGATCATAGTGCTATTATATTTTTTCAACAACTAGGTAAAGCTATTAATATTATAGACTACCATGAAGAACGTGGCGAAGGATTACCGCATTACATTCAGATGTTAAAACAAAAAGATTACGTTTACAAAGAACATTATGCACCACACGACATTGAAGTTACGGATTTTGGTAATGGTAAAACCAGAAAAGAGGTCGCCTATCAATTAGGCATAAGGTTTAAAGTTGTACCAAAAATTCCACTAGAGGATGGTATACACGCAACTACCATGACCTTACCTAGATGCTGGATTGATACAGACCATTGCAAAAAGTTAATAGATGCGTTAAGACATTATCATCGGAAGTATATTGACAAAAATCGTATGTTCCGAAGTAAGCCTGTTCACGACTGGTCATCTCATGCTTGTGATGCTATGAGATACTTAAGTGTAGGTTTGCAAGAAATTAAGAGTGGACAAACTGCTCCACAAGATATAGCAGATAATAAATACAGGATTATATAATTATGAGTTTTTTAACACCAAAAATGCCAGCACTACCACCTGTTCAACCTTTACCTGAACCGCCATCAACAGAACTATCACAAGAAGAAAAAAATAGAATTGCAGCGGAGCAAGCAGAGATCGAAAGAAAAAGAAGAGGTAGAAAGTCAACTATCTTAACTGGACCTTTAGGTGTTGAGGCAGAAGCTGAAACAGAAAAGAAAACTTTACTAGGATCATAATATGGGAGGAAGTCCAGTCAGAGCAATAGCAAAAATGGTTTATTCTAGACCTACACCTGCACCCGTAGCAGCATCACCTACAACAGCAGAAGTTTCTCAAGCAACAGCAACTAGCATGGATGGATATGATTCAAGAAAAACAAAAGCTAAAGGTAGATCAATGACAATTATGACAGGACCTAGTGGAGTAGAAGATAAAACATTAACATTAGGTAAAAAGAGTTTACTAGGACAATAATGGCATTAACAGATAGACAAAAAACAACTTTAAAAAAACATAGTGTTCATCATTCTACAAAACATATAAAAGACATGAAAGTAGCTATGAACAAAGGAATGAGTTTTACAAAAGCACATAAAATTGCAATTAAAAAACAAGGTAAATAATGGCATCAACAGATTTAACAAAAAAATTATTATCTCGTTTTGATAGACTAGCAGGTCAAAGACAAAACTGGGAAACGCATTGGCAAGAAGTAGCAGATTATATGCTACCAAGAAAAGCGGATGTTACAAAAAGAAGAAGTCGTGGCGACAAAAGAATGGAACTTATATTTGACAGTTCCCCTTTACAAGCATTAGAATTATTAGCATCATCTTTACATGGTATGATGACTAATCCTTCTACACCTTGGTTTACTTTAAAATTTAAAGACCAACAAATTGACAATGAAGATGAAGCTAAAATTTGGTTAGAATCTGCAACAGATGCTATGTACACAGCATTTAACAGATCAAACTTTCAACAAGAAATTTTTGAATTGTATCACGATCTTATTACCTTTGGTACAGCAGCAATGTTTATTGAAGAAGATGAACAAGATTTAATTAAATTTTCTACAAGACATATTGATGAAGTTTACATTGCGGAAAATGATAAAGGTAGAATAGATACCATCTATAGAAGATTTAAATTATCAGCAAGAGCTATCGTACAAAAGTTTGGCGATAAAGTATCTCAAGATATTTTAACTATGGAAAAAAAAGACCCTTACCAAGAAATAGAAATTATACACGCAGTTTATCCAAGATCAGATTTTGATCCTAATAAAAAAGATAAAAAGAATATGCCATTCGAATCGGTATATATGGAATACAAAAATAAAAATGAATTATCTGTATCTGGATTTAAAGAGTTTCCTTTTGTAGTACCAAGATACTTAAAGGCTTCACATGAAATCTATGGCAGAAGTCCTGCAATGACAGCATTACCAGATGTTAAGATGTTAAATGAAATGTCTAAAACAACTATTAAAGCTGCACAGAAACAAGTAGACCCACCTTTATTAGTTCCAGACGATGGTTTCTTATTACCAGTTAGAACTGTACCAGGTGGATTAAATTTTTATAGATCAGGTACAAGAGATAGAATTGAACCATTAAACATTGGTGCAAATAATCCGTTAGGTTTAAACATGGAAGAGCAAAGAAGAAATGCTATTAGAGAAGTATTCTATGTAAACCAACTTCAGTTACAACAAGGTCCACAAATGACAGCAACAGAAGTTATTCAAAGAAACGAAGAGAAGA